GTTATAAAGAATTAATTAAAGAACAAAATCTAGCTAAGAATATTTTACTTAATAAATATAAAAACACACCGATAGCAGGATTAAATGAAGCTACTGAAGTGTTTTTTGATAGTAATGATAAACCTATTTTAAGAAGGATTAAAATGGATCCTACAAAAACAATAGGCCAAGGAAGTGCTGTTGGTGAAATAGATTTTTTAACAGCTACCTCTGGTCAAAAAGAAAAGATATTAACTGCAGCGGGAGAAAACTTTACAACACAATTAAAAGCTTACGTATCAACATTAGATAAAAATTCAAAAGAGTTTAAACAAATCTGTACATTGACTGCTGCAACAGGTGGAACTGCAGCTAGTTGTATTGAAAGAATAGATCAAGACCCTGCAGGTATTGCTAAAAAAATAACTGAAGTAGAAAAACCAGTAGGAAGATTAGCTACATTTAAAAACGCAGCAACAGGTTTTTTAAAGTCCGGTGGTTTCAAAACATTTAGTGTAGCAGGTTTGGCTGGAGGTGCTGCGGCTGCACTTGTAAAAGAATTTAGAAACGATGATCCAACAACTTATCTATCAAACGAAGACCAACAAAAAAGCATGTTGGTTGATATGGTAACTCAACCTATTTCAACAGACATGACAAAACCAGATATTTTAGATTATCAACTACCAGCGGTAGGAGCATCCATTGCTGCATCAACAGCACTTGGTGCACCATCAACAATTAAAGTTAGTAGAGACCCTAGTTCAGTTCCCCAGTTTAAATCTAGAGGGGCTGGTGTTGAACAAAAAGGATTAATAAGAACTAGTGGAAGAGTATTAGGTAAAGGGCTTGGTATTGCAGCATCACCTGGAGTATTAGCACCACTAGCTGCTTTAGATATTACAAGACAGATATCTGAAGGAGACTCACTAGCAGATATTGCAACAGACCCTATCAATTATACATATCCAATACTTGCTGAACAAACACCAAGATTAACAAGAGGATTACCCTCAGCGTTTAGAAAATTTGCTAGCCTTGGTTTAAAAAAACCAGCATTAAGATTATTATCTAGAGCAGGTATAGCTGGACTTGGTGCATCTTTAGCAATACAAGGAATAGGATTATTAAATGACTAAAAAACTAACAACTACAATACCTCCAGAAAGAGGACCTCACCCACAGGGGTTGAATGTTCCTGGAAAAAAGACTATAGTAATAAAGAACTCGGAGAAAAACAATGTCAGAAATAGACAAGTCTCTACCCAACGTAGAGCAGGAAATAAAGTTACCTAGTGAAGAAGAGCTTGTAGAAGCATCTCAAGAAAATATTGAGGAACAAGTTGGACCAGAAGATATTCAAGTTGAACAAGATGAAGATGGTGGTGCTACAATTACTTTTGATCCAGAAGCTGTAAACCAGCCAGGTACAAACGAACACTTTGACAATTTAGCAGATTTATTACCAGAAGAAGTTTTAGGCAGATTAGGTTCTGACCTTTACGAAAATTACACACAATACAAAGCATCAAGAAAAGATTGGGAAGATGGATATACAAAAGGTCTAGATTTATTAGGCTTTAAATATCAAACAAGATCACAGCCGTTTACAAATGCAAGTGGTGCAACTCACCCTGTATTAGCTGAAGCGGTAACACAGTTTCAAGCACATGCTTACAAAGAATTACTCCCAGCAGCTGGTCCAGTTCACACTCAAATTATGGGTGTGGTTAACAAACAAAAAGAAGACCAAGCTACAAGAGTAAAAAATTTCATGAACTATCAACTCATGAATAAGATGAAAGAGTATGAACCCGAGTTCGATCAGTTACTTTTTTATCTCCCTCTTAGCGGCTCTGCTTTTAAGAAAGTTTATTACGATGAACTTCTAGACAGAGCCGTGTCTAAATTTGTTCCGGCAGATGACCTGATAGTTCCATACACTGCAACTTCTTTAGAAGATGCAGATGCAATTGTGCACGTTTTAAAAATATCAGAAAATGATTTAAGAAAAAAACAAGTATCTGGTTTTTACAGAGATGTAGAAATTTCACCAGGTTACTCACAAGAAACAGAAGTAGAAAAGAAAGAAAGAGAGTTAGAAGGTGTTACAAAAACTAGAGATGAACAAATGTTTACAATTCTAGAATTTCACACCGAAATAGATCTTGAGGGTTTTGAAGACAAAGATGCGGAACAAAATCCAACAGGAATAAAACTTCCTTATATTGTAACAATTGATACATCATCAAGAGAAGTTTTATCTATTAGAAGAAACTATAAAGCTGAAGACCCTTTAAAAAATAAAATTGAATATTTTACACATTTTAAATTTTTACCGGGATTAGGTTTTTATGGGTTTGGCTTAATTCACATGATTGGTGGATTATCAAGAACTGCAACGAATGCACTCAGACAGTTGTTAGATGCTGGTACGTTTTCAAATATGCCAGCTGGATTTAAACAACGTGGTATTCGTGTTAGAGATGAAGCGCAATCGATACAACCTGGAGAGTTTAGAGATGTAGATGCACCTGGAGGAAACATCAGAGATGCATTTATGCCTTTACCTTTCAAAGAACCATCAGCAACATTATTACAATTAATGGGTATAGTGGTTCAAGCAGGTCAACGATTTGCCGCCATAGCTGACATGCAGGTCGGTGACGGCAACCAGCAGGCAGCTGTTGGAACGACCATTGCCCTCTTAGAGCGTGGCTCCAGGGTCATGTCAGCCATACATAAAAGATTGTATGTGGCGCTTAAACAAGAGTTTGTTTTATTAGCAGACGTGTTTAAAACTTATCTACCACCAGAATATCCATATGATGTTGTTGGTGCACAAAGAAATATTAAAGTTGCAGACTTTGATGATAAGATAGATATACTTCCTATTGCAGATCCAAATATATTTTCACAATCACAAAGAATAACTTTAGCTCAAACAGAATTACAACTTGCAATGTCTAATCCTGGAATGCATAATATGTATGAAGCATACAGAGATATGTACACAGCAATAGGTGTTAAAGATGTAAATAGAATATTACCACCACCTCAACAACCTATGCCAATGGATCCAGCATCTGAAAATATTATGGCAATGAGTGGTAAACCTTTTCAAGCATTTAAGGGACAAGATCACCAAGCACATATTACAGCTCACTTAAATTTTATGGCAACTAATATGGTAAAAAATAATCCTGCAGTTATGGGTGCATTACAGAAAAACATATTTGAACACATTGCCTTAATGGGACAAGAACAATTAGAAGTAGAGTTTAGAGAAGAAATAAGAGAACTAATGCAATTACAACAAATGGCTCAAATGAATCCTGCTATGGCGCAGAGTCCAGAAATCCAACAACAGATTATGGCGTTGAGTCTTAATATTGAATCAAGAAAAGCTAAATTAATTGCTGAAATGACTCAAGAATTTAAGGAAGAAGAACAAAAAATTATGGGTGATTTAGGAAATGACCCTATTGCTAAGTTAAAAGCAAGAGAATTAGACCTTAGAGCTATGGATAATGAGCAAAAACGTAACCAAGCAGAGTCAAGATTAAATCTGGATAAGTCAAAAGCAATGATGAATCAAGATTTACAAGAAGAAAAGCTTGATCAAAACGAAGAATTAGCTAAACTAAGGGCTAATACATCGATTGAGAAAACTATTTTAGGTAAAACTCTTCCGAGTTCAGATAAAATGCCTGGAAATGTTGCAATCATTCGAAAAACTGGAGAATAAATATGAAAAAAAATAAAAAAAACAGTCACGCAGGTATGACTCATGTAGATCATGACATGTTCTTAAACAAAGATGGCTTTTTAAACGGTGGAGTAGAAGTTGAAGTGTCAAAACCAACAGAAACTCAATCTGTTCAAGTAAAAGGTCAAAGAGCAATGCTTGCAGAAAAGAAAAGCAAAGCAGATTGGTACTAAATCATGTGGTTATCGGCAATTAAACTAGCCGTTTCTGCTGGAAGTAAGATTTATGCTAACAAGCAGAGAACTAAGATGGCAATGTCAGATGCACAGCTTATGCATGCGTCTCGTATGGCCGAAGGTAAGGAAGCTTACCAGGGAAAACTGTTAGAAGCCCGACAATCAGACTGGAAAGACGAGGCAGTTTTGATAATTTTGTCGTTGCCCGTGGTAATTTTGGCCTGGGCAGTCGTATCGGACGATCCTGGAGCCATGGACAAGGTAAAATTGTTCTTTGAGATGTTTTCGCAGCTCCCGAGCTGGTTTACAAATTTGTGGATCCTTGTAGTAGCGAGTATTTATGGTATAAAGGGTACGCAAATATTTAGAAACGGAGGTAAAAAATAATGGCAAAGAAAAAACTTAAAAAAATGCTTAAGATGCTTGGTGCTGGTGCAGCAATTGCTGGATTAGGAAAAGCATTTATGGCTAACAGAAATAGAAACTCAATGCTTTCAAGTGCTGACGCTAATGATGGATTCAGAGCAATTTTCAAAAGACCTAATATGAGAGATGTTGCTGGTGGTCCTTTCAGAAGTAATCCTATGCTTACTGAAGAAGATTATAATAGTGATTTTTTCACAGGAGCTATGGCTAAAAAAGGTGGAAGAATTAAAAAAACTAAAAGAGGCGGAAGAGCTGTAAGAAAAGCAAATAGAAGTAAGAAAAAATAATGAAACCAAAAAAGAAAATACCTGCTGGTAAAAAAGGCAAAGGTATAAGAAAACTAAAAAAAGTAGCTCCACAAGTTGCAAAACGAATGGGTTACAAAAAGGGGATGAAAGTCTGTGGCTAAACTTTGTGCAAAAGGAAAAGCAGCAGCGAAGCGTAAATTTAAAGTTTACCCTTCGGCGTATGCAAACATGTACGCTTCTGGAGTCTGTTCTGGTAAAATTACACCAGGTGGTAAAAAAAATAAGAGAACTAGAAAGGCAGATGGCGGAATGGTCATTGAGGATATGACTAAATCTGTAATAGTGTAATGGCTAAAAAAGGATTACGCGAATGGGTAAAAGAGAGATGGGTAGACATAGGAGCTCCGAAGAAGGACGGCAAATATCAACCGTGCGGGAGATCGAAAGGGTCGAAACGGAAGTATCCAAAATGCGTCCCACTTGCAAAAGCCACACGAATGACAAGCTCGCAAAAGGCGAGTGCTGTCAAACGAAAAAGAGCGGCAGGTAATCCTGGAGGCAAGCCAACTAACGTTGCAACATTTGCAAAAAGAAAAAGAATGTCTTTTGGAGGTAGAGTATAATGGCTGAAAGAAGAGAAAAACCTATTTCAAGAAATAAAAAGAACTACAGATCTACAAAGTCTGGAGCAGGCATGACTAAAGCAGGTGTCGCTGCCTATAGAAGAGCAAATCCTGGAAGTAAACTAAAAACAGCCGTGACAGGAAAAGTGAAGCCTGGATCAAAAGCTGCTAATCGTAGGAAATCATACTGCGCTAGATCACTAGGACAATTAAAAAGGTCATCAGCAAAAACAAGAAACGATCCAAATTCCAGAATCCGTCAGGCTAGACGGAGATGGAAATGTTAAGACGATCAATACTAGACGCACTAAGAGCTAAATACGAAGCTGAAATAGCTGAGGCAGATACAATAGCAAATATATATCTAGAAAATTCTGTAGGTATTGGAGAACACCCCCAACACTTAGAAGAAGTAAATAAACAGGTTGAAAAGATAGCTAATGCTAAAGAAAAACTTGAAGTATTAGATGAATTTGAACCAGCGAAAGGAGAAACTTTATAATGAACGAACTAACTTTTATAGATAAAATTAGAAAAGTAATTAAAATGAGACATGATGATGTTATAATTGCAATGACCTCTGGTGGTGTTGACAATATGGAAAAATATCAGTATATGTTAGGACAGATACGAACGTATCAATATTTATTACAGGAAATATCCACCCTGCTAAAAACAAAGGAGCAAAATGACGAACAAGGAACAGTTATCAGCATCAAACAAAAAGATAGTCCTACCAAATAAGGATTTAGTTGGTGTTAAAAAAGAAGAAAAAAAAGAAATAGACGAATCATCAAAGCTTCCTGATCCAACAGGTTGGAGAATTTTAGTTTTACCTTTTAAACAAAACGAAAAAACAAAAGGTGGAATATTATTAGCAGATACAACAGTAGAACGATCACAAGTAGCATCGACTTGTGGTTTAGTTTTAAGAATGGGACCACACTGCTATGACAAAGAAAGATACCCAGAAGGTCCTTGGTGTAAGAAAGGTGATTGGATTATCTTTGCAAGATATGCCGGATCACGAATTAAAATAGATGGGGGTGAGATAAGACTTCTCAATGATGATGAAGTTTTAGCGACCGTGGAAAACCCTGAAGATATATTCCACGAATTTTAACAATCATAGGAGATACTATGCAACAAGATGATAAAAAAACAGTTGATATTGAT